ACATTGCGGAAGTACCAACGGCCATTATAGTCTCCTTATAATCTCAGCCATGTCCTCATGGCCTTGTTGCCTCATAAGAGCCCAAATAGTAGTTCTCTCACTTTGGGCCATTCTATTCATATAGAAAATCAATATTTCCTTCAACTTATCTCTATGTGCTATCGCTTGATCCCGTATAACTGGGGGAGCATCTTTGGATACTACCATAATTTTGTTCATGGCCATCTCAGCCATTTCTTCTGGCGAATGACCTCTGTTGTTACTCGTAAATACAAAAGGATCTGGTATCGCCGTATGGCTTTCACTATCGAACATTACGCAACGTCTCTCCTGACTCTGTCGTACCTATACTGATCCCTAGTCTGGAGACCCTCACCAAGATTCTTCAGCCACTGAAGCGACTCTTGAAATCTTGCATTATAAAGTTGAAGGATGTCAGCTTCGCCTTTCATAAAAGTATAAGCCTCAACCAAACTACCATATAAAAGAGCCAGTTCTGCGTTGTCCCCTAGATAACTTGTGCCATCACCACTAGCCGTTATAGACGTAGGTCTATAAAAATAATGTAACTCCATGGTGTAGTCTGAGTCAGGAGTTGGAGCCAACAAAAAACTGTCATTGTCCCAATCAGCATAGAATCGAGGAGTTCCTGTGGTAGCGGGGTTAGGAGTAAAATCTTGCAGGGCCGTAACGTTTTTGTACAAAAGAAACTCTTTGCTAGATGAATTAATCACACTCAAAGAATTTTGGGACAAGAAATCTGCCGGCTTGGATAAATATTGATTACCAGAGGTAGCAGAACCTTGCGCTGCTTTACGAAAAACATCCAACTGAGTTTCTTTTAGAATACGCTCCTCTGCGTTTATTATGAATCGAGACAACTGACTAACAAACGTGGATTCAGTGTTTTGCGTGTAATCCTGTATAGCTGTCTTCAAAGTTGTAAAAGTATACGCCATATCATGCACTCACCGTTACGGGACCGACAGAAGAAAACCCACCGCCACCCCGGGTGTTTCCAGTGGTGGCTGTTCCGCTTCCAGAGGTAAAAGTATAACTGTCATCAGTTACCTTTGTAATAGAAAAGCCTGAAGAACTTTCTATAGCCGCTTCTGTAAAACCATCAAAAGCCTCTACTTTTCTGAACCGCACGGTATCTCCTGTGCTACGACCATGATTTACTTCTGTGACTGTTATTACCGCTGAACCACTGGACCCAGACTTAAACGAATCAAAAGGTAGTAGAACCTCCGGAGCAGGTTCTGTCCTAGCAGATCGACTTAATTTCAAAGCTTGAGGATCAGCCAAAACTTTTCTGGGTTCTAGTTGTGGTTGCTTTGATTCGTATTCGTCCTTGCCAACTAAACTACCGTTCCACTCCAACAGCATATTGTTTAGCTTGTACGCCCTACCGGATCTATCTGAGATACCTAAAGCGTATTTTCCAGAAGCGTATCGAGCCATGCTACAAACTCAACGAAGAATAACTAGGAACCAACCGTAAAGCGGTCCTTTCTCCGTCCTCTGATGCAGCTCTTTGAAACTCTTCCTCGTAGATATCTTTCAAGAGACCAATCCTTTGAGGCGCCTTTTTGACAGCTATGTAATAGGCCAAACCAGCAACCAAGCAAGGTAAGAACCTAAAGGGTAAATCTGCGGTGTTAACACCTGCATCCGCATCTTGAATGCGTCTAATCCTGTAGTAAATCAATTCGTCTGTTGAGTTTTCGGGAGAGGGCCAAAGCGTAACAGTGGGTGTTATCTGACGGTCCACATAAAACTGAGAAGGCCTCGCCTGACTAGTTTTTTCGGGCGTACTAAGATAGTCACCTCGATTTATCCGGGTAATCGATATGTCTGTGCCACTTCTTCGTATGACTGCCTCAAGCATGTCTACGGTAGACTGAACATCCACTAAGCTTGGATTAGAACTAATCGTGGTCGTTGCGGAACTACTAGACCCAGTTATATTCTCCCCCGCTGTAAAATCTCCAGATGGTACTGTTATTCTAATTGTTGTGGAACTAGGCTTACTAATCACAGACGCTGTAACACCACTTGTAGCACCTGTGATAGTCTCTCCTACACTTAAATTAGTTGAAGCACCTACGGTAGCCGTTATGTATCCTATTGGATAGGTGGCCACAGATGACGAGGCAGACAGACGGGCTAAGGGTTGAGTAATCTGTTCTACCGTCCACAGATTTAATCCTCTGTTGGCCCATTCTGCGAACAAGAGATTTAGAGACCGCCTAGAGGTAGCCGCATCATAACCTGTTCTAAACTCTAGGCCACACCTCTCAAAAGCCTCTTCTGTAACTTCGGCCATGTCTAAGTTAAAATCAACCGAACCAGAAGTCGCCATAATTAATTCCTATCCAAAAAGAGCCAATCGAACAGCAATACCGATTTGACCCAATACCAAAAGACCCACGCCCCAAAGAATCTTAGTAATTAAATCTAAGGATTTTTGAACATGGAATAAGTCATTTGTTTTTATAGTGTCTATTCTCTCCGAAAGAAGTTTTAAATCCCCTTGAATCTTGACGAGTTCCAACTCGTTCTTCCTGTCAAGATTCTCGGACATTTTCTTAGTACTGCTTTAAGCAATGCAAAACGATGGAGTAAGTGTCTCCATTGGAGTGACCAACAGTGGTCAACTGGATATCTCCGGTGTTGCCGCCAGATGCTGCTACATTCGGAAGACCGCTCATATCTGAGTAGTCCAACGTGTCTGAATAATCCGCTGGAAGTTCAGCCGCTATCACATCAGTAGTCGCATCCCAAAGAAGTTTTACACCCATCCCAACATTGGTGAAGGTAATTCTTTTTACACGAACACCTGTGCAAGCCGTTCCGTCTTGCAAGGAAGAAAGTTCCGAAACATCTACTTTAGTGACAGCGGCCTCACCTGTGCCATCACTAGTGTTTGTAAGATAGAAAATGGCTTCTTTAGGACCATCTTCTACGGTGGTAGCCGTTACTGCATCAGCCATTGTTGTCTCCTTTTAAAAGAACGGGGGTCTCCCCCCATCCTAGTTTACGCAACCTGAACGTACTCAATGATAAACGTAAAGGAACCTGCCGTAGTAGCATCTACCGTGTTTGTAATGTTACAGTAAATCGTTCTTTCTGCTGAAGTATACTGGACAGAAGCTGGAGCCGTAGTGGCATCTTGCGTCTGCAAAACAAGGGAAGTAACCGTAACGTTACCCACCACAACTGTCGTTCCTCCATCAAGAATTTCGTCTGTCTGAGCAGCGACAATTTGAGCGCCAGAACTAGAGGTCCCAACTTCATAACCAATGTCACCCGTTCCAATTGTAGGAGCCGTGACACAAAATATTTTTATGTCTGTGATGATGGTGTTTGCAGGTTGAGTGAACTCACCAATGTTGTCGCTATCACCAGCCGTGGTGTTAACGGTAACGCCGGTAGCAAAACCAACGTGCTTGACGTACTTGTCAGTAACGATACCAGTTGAGGCAACATCAAAAACATTTGTTTCTGCACCTGTCGTGGCATTAACATTAATTACTTCAAAACCGTTTTCTGAACGAACGGGACCGTTAAAAGTGGTGTTACCCATCTAAATAACTCCTTACGAGAGATTGGCCCTAGAGTCTTCGTAAGCGTCTGCTGGGACAGTCGCTAGGGCTATGATTCCCAGAAAGTATGGGGGAGGTTGCCCTCCCCCATGTTTTTACGCGCCTTTAGATCCGTACACGCAACGAGGATCAGAGAAACCGAAGCTGTAACGCTCACGGGCTTTGAACCGTACATTGCCAGTATCGAAATCGCCTTCCATCTTTGTGGACATGGGCATACGCTCAAAGTGAACGAAACCACGAGGAGCATCCGTCTTGATGAAGAACGCATCCGTATCCGTCAGATAGTGGTTAACAACGTAACCCTGCGGCAACATACCCATGTTACGCATTGCGTTAACATCGTTGTCCGCAGAACCTGGGCGAAGAGTGGACTCAAGCAGACGATCCGCGACGAACTGAAGATTCGGCGGGATAATCAGCTTTTGACCACGAACCGATACTTTAAGACCACGCTCATCGACAAAAGCTGCAATGTCAATAAGAGCATTCTCAAGGCTGGTTTCGTTCAGGTCAGCATCAGTGCTGGGCTCGTTGCGAAGCGTGCCATTGTTTACCAATGGGTGGTCAGTAGCGCAAAGCTCCTTACCATCACCACCAGTAAAAGTGCTATCAAAAGCATTGTTCAACGTAGCCGCAGCTTTCACCTGTTTGGTGTTAGCCATGCTACGAGCCAAAGCTTTCGTATAGCGAGAGGCAAGGCGGTCATAAAGATTATCTTCAATCGCTTCTTCCGTGATGGAGAAAGCGAGAGCGATAGTCTCATGCGTATACCGTGCCGTGTACGCTTCTTGTGCATCGTCAAAAGAAACAGCGGAACCTTCCTGTTTTACGGGCGCAGACCCAAAACCAGAAAGCATCACTTCTTCTTCGAAAGCACGCTCCGAAGATTCAGTGTCATAGATTTCCGCAGATTCGTCTTCGTACCGGGCATACTCAAGGCCGAAAAGGGCGTTGAGACCGGGCTCTAGCTCTTTAGCTAGTTGGGCTCTACTGATA